GATCAAAATACTGAAGAATGAAGATGAACTAGGAGTTTGAGTAGGCTAACAAGTCACAGTCACGTTTGTAAACCAGCGTTCAGTTGCTAGCATGTCGGGAAATTCATGACTGTCCTATAGTAGTCCTCGGATCTTGTACGTACTCCGAAAGCGTCAGCGACATCAATCCAAAATCGCCGATATTTTGAATTGATGTAAGCTAATAACATGGCTTCCAAATGCTCAGGCAAATTCTCCTCTCTCTGATGAGCAACATTAGTCAGATGTTTGGAGAAATAAGAAGGCACTGGGCCAGTGTCATAGAACCGAAAACCAACGAACTCAGGGGCTTTCAAAGAAACATGCGCCTCCTTTATCACACAGCCGGCCTGCTGCAACAACTCCAGATATTCCTCCTGAAATTCTTCAGGCGGCTGAAGAGTGTCATCACCCACACAAAATATGGGCTTAATGTGTAAAGGAATCGATTTGCGACTGGACAATCTCATTGATGCCAGGGCGTGTTCCAAGAATTGCGCACAAGAGTTGTCAGAAATGGTGCTGACGAGACCAGACTTCATGACACCATCGATGACTTGACGGTAAGTCTGGCCATCGGAAAACATGATTTTGGAAGAGATGTAGGAGGTATGATAATACCAATCCAACAACTTAACCCACAATGGGTTGGGATTGAGACACAAGCGCTTCCGTAGCTCCTTGCGCATCTTATATACCCAACCAGGTGATTGCAAATCCCAAGCTTTACGATCATAAGAGTGAGACAGACCCAGTGCTGTCTGCAACCTCTTAAATTGCTTCCAACCTCCATGCTGAATAATCATGCCATAAAGGGAAGGGTGATCATAAGTGGTAGCTATCTCCTTCGCATGGTGAGTGTCCAAGACCATGTGTCCGATGATTTGGTGAACCAAGGAAGAGGCAAAAATTAAGCGCCAACGGCCTTCCAAAGCTTTGGCAGGCTTATGGGCTTCTTCCTTTATAAATACTGCAAAAATTGGATCGATCTCATCTCTAAAAGTAGTCTTGACATCCATCCAAACTTTCTTCTTAACGTCTGGATTCCATTGCAACTTGTCTGGGCTGCCAAACAAAGCTCCAATAGTAGGATAAGTCCTACAATAAGGTAATCCAGGTGAAGATGTGGCATCAAGATTGTCAAGAACTCTCAAGAAATGATCATATGATCCAAAGTCCTGCGGTATTTGAAACTGAGTAGAAAAATAAGCATTCTCAGCATGATTCAGAAGTTGTTCCCACTCTAAATCATTCGGAGGAAGATAATTTTCACGTGCTTCCTTGGCTCGCGACATTTGTAGAGACATAGAATGATATTCTTGCTCTGTTGTTCCGGTAGGCCATACATAATCCGTGCTCGCTTCAAAGTCTTTCGTCAAATTGTGAATCTCACTCACTTCCCGTAGGATTGCACTGCTTCCTTCATTGTGCTGTTTGCGAGAGGTGCGGTAGAGGGGAGACTGCTGTTCTGCAGCTTCGAAGCCGTAGATTTGCGGTGCCCACGACTGCGCTTGGCGTTTCCCGACTCGGGAATCTTAGCTGGGGCAGAACGGTTAGGTTCTGCCAACCGCTGCGCCAAGGCGGAGTGGCAGGACTTACTGTGATTTCTCACAGCGTCCTTAGAAACGAATCTGCGGTTGGGACACAGAGGGCAAACATGCATGCCGTGCCCTGCCGGCTTGGTGGGCGGTCTCGCAGGGGTAGAGGTGATGGGCTGCATCCGGATGGGAACAGGACCGGGCCTAGCATTGTGAGCGGCCTCGTAGTCATAGTACTGCTCCACCTCGGTGGCCCAGTCGTGTCCGACTGGGACCCAATCATCATCCTCATAGTCTCTACCCTTGCGGTCCTGGTGATAGTGATCAGACCACTGATCAACTTCCCTACCAACTGACAGGACATCTTCTGGGTCTCCGCGAAACTTTCTTTCGCAAAGCTCTACTAGCTCGACATCCAGGAAATGGTATTGTCCCTGGGCATCCTCATACTCGTATCCGTCGGCTCTTCTCCTCAAACGAGCCGAACCACCTTGTTTGAGTTGTTTCATAAACCACTCAGCTGAATCTTCAGGCTTGCGCTTGGTATCAGCTGTCAAGATGGTGATCTCATGCCGAATGTACTCCAAGTACGCTCCGGCATTGACCCTACCTCCAGTCAAATGCATGGCAATGACTTTGCCTTGGAAGGAATAAGCCCCGCCACTGAAGCCATGCGTAGTGGATCCTGTGTAATACACTTCGGTTCCACATATCGATCGAACAATGGCTCCAGATGAGGCTGTCCCCGCCTGCAAGCATTCCGCTGTTGCAGAGTAGCGGGACTTCCTTGGAAGTAAGCCAGGTGTGATGGACTTTACTCCAATGGCAGTGGCAATCTTCGCATCAACGGATGCGGGTGGTTTCCACAGTAAGACATCAGGAAGAATCTCAGTCCAGATTTCAGTCTTTTCATCAATGGGACCATCCTGTTCCCAACCTAGACCTTGCTTATCTATGATGTCAAACGAGTAAGTGGCGAAAGTCTTGAGCTCCTTCAAACGCTTATCGGACGGGATAAAGTGAACACGGTTCCCTTTCAACAAATGGGTAGGTATTAAATACACATTGGTTTCAAGATTTCCCATCTTGACCTTCATGCGTACTCCAGCCCCAACTTTGAGGATTTCTCCATCTTCCTCTACGCCGACACAAAAAGTGCCTGCGGAGGGTGCGGGAAGCTTGTAGAGCTCTGAACCGGGTCGGAACGATTCCTTCATTCCAGTCTGAGATCTAAGCTCCTCCAACTCAAAAGCTGAGGGTGTCTCCGTAACCATTGGTGTGTTAGCTGAGAGTGTCTTAGCCTCCAACACTCCCAACCTACGCTTCTGACTAACTGTATAAGCAGCAGCCGCAGCAATCAATCCACATCCAGTAGTGCCTAATAAATAGGGCACCCCACTCAATTTGATCAGTTGAGTGGGAAGGCATTTGGGGAAAAACTCCCTTGCCAAATCATACACGTACCTACAAGCTGTCGTCGATGCAGGTCGGGCCAGTGTATGAATAGCAATAGCCGCCTCCGGGAAAGAGACGGTCGGTGTCGAAGCACCTGCAAAAAGTGTAGATGTATTTTCAGTCATTATGTTGCAATTTGTGATGTACAGCAATAAATTGAGCAAAGCTTCTAAATTTAAATTGAGCAATCAGTTACAAATTGAGCAAACTATAAAGGCTTTCCACTGTAAAATACTAAAAGACTCTATA